AATTAGCTTACAGAATACCAGCATCTAAACTTACTAGACGTAAATTAGATTCTAATGAGAAGTTAGAAGAATTAGATGGATTAGATACAACAATTGACTGGAAGAATACTGGAGATAATAGTTATGATGGTGAAAAATTAAAACTATTAGTACATGATGAAAGTGGTAAATGGGAAAGACCAGATAATATATTAAACAACTGGAGGGTTACTAAAACAACACTCAGATTAGGTAGTAAGGTTATTGGTAAATGTATGATGGGTTCAACATCAAACGCGTTAGATAAAGGTGGTGAAAACTTTAAGAAACTTTATGAGAATTCAGATGTTACGAAAAGAAACCGCAATGGACAGACTAGTTCAGGATTATATAGTTTGTTTATACCTATGGAATGGTCGTTCGAGGGATTCATTGATACTTATGGAGTACCTGTATTCGACACTCCGTCAAAACCAGTTATAGGTGTAGATGGTAATGAAATAGATTTAGGTGTTATAGAACATTGGCAAAATGAAGTAGATGGTTTAAAGTCAGATCAAGACAGTTTAAATGAATACTACAGACAATTTCCAAGAACAGAACAACACGCTTTTAGAGATGAATCAAAACAATCTTTATTTAATCTTACAAAGATATACGAACAGATAGATTATAATGAAGATTTAAGAAATACTGGTATTATAACCAAAGGTAGTTTTCAATGGGAAAATGGCATACAAGATACTAAAGTTATATTCTATCCAAATAAAGATGGTAGGTTTTTAATATCATGGGTTCCACCGTTACAATTACAAAACAATATAATAATAAAAAACGGTTTAAAGTATCCTGGTAATGAACACGTTGGAGCGTTTGGGTGTGACCCTTACGATATATCAGGTACTGTAGATGGTAAAGGATCTAACGGAGCATTAAGTGGATTAACTAAGTTTTCTATGGAAGATGCACCGCCAAATTCTTTTTTCTTAGAATATATAGCTAGACCACAAACTGCTGAGATATTTTTTGAAGAAGTTTTAATGGCATGTATATTCTACGGTATGCCAATACTTGCAGAGAATAATAAACCTAGATTATTATATCATTTTAAAAGAAGAGGTTATAGAGGTTTTTCAATGAATAGACCTGATAAAGTTTGGAATAATTTATCTGTAACTGAAAGAGAGATTGGTGGAATACCTAACTCTAGTGAAGATATAAAACAAGCACACGCTTCTGCTATAGAATCACATATTGAAGAATACATAGGACTAACAGAAACTGGATATGGAAACATGTATTTTAATAGAACACTTAACGACTGGGCTAGATTTAATATAAATAATAGAACAGATCATGATGCTTCTATAAGTTCTGGATTAGCTATAATGGCATGTAACAAACATAGGTATAGTCCATCTGTAAAAGTTGTTAGACAGGTTTACGATTTAGGAATAAAAAAATACGATAACAATGGTTCTTTATCAAAAATATATTAATAAATGAGTGTATATACAAATACTAATAGTGCATTTCCAAGTCAAGTTGTTAGTGACGCAGAAAAAGCTTCTGAAGAATATGGACTGCAGGTATCTAGAGCTATAGAACAAGAATGGTTTGGTAATACCAGAGCAAACAACAATAGATACGCTTCTAATTGGGTTAATTTTCACCAATTAAGATTATATGCTAGAGGAGAACAATCTGTACAAAAGTATAAAGATGAATTAGCTACTAATGGAGATATTTCATATTTAAACTTAGACTGGAGACCAGTACCTGTAATATCTAAGTTTGTTGATATTGTAGTTAATGGAATGTCGCAAAAGACTTATGATATAAAAGCTTATGCTCAAGATCCAGAATCTTTACAAGCAAGAACAGCTTACGCTCAATCAATTCTTAGGGATATGTACTCTAAGGATTCAATAAAGAAAGCAAAAGACTTAATTGGAATGGATCTTTCTAACTCACCTCTTTCTTTAGAAGAACTTCCAGAAACAAAAGAAGAATTAGACATACACATGCAATTAACCTATAAACAGTCTATTGAAATAGCTGAAGAAGAGGCAATAAACAATGTATTAGCTAATAATAAATGGGACTTAACTAGAAGAAGATTAAATTATGACTTGACTGTATTGGGAATAGCTTGTGTTAAAACTAGTTTCAATAAGAGTGAAGGCATAACAATAGACTATGTAGATCCATCTTATATTGTATACTCATACACAGAAGATCCTAATTTTGAAGATATATACTACGTAGGAGAAATAAAAGGAATTACATTATCTGAATTAAAAAAAGAATTTCCAAATATATCAGAAGAAGAATTATTGAAGATTCAGAATATGCCTGGTAATAGGCAATATGTCACTGGTTGGGGTAATTATGATGAGAATACTGTTCAAGTATTATACTTTGAGTATAAGACTTATATGAATCAAGTTTTTAAAATAAAATATGGTGATAATGGTTTAGAGAAAGTTATAGAGAAAACAGATGAATTTAATCCACCACCAAGTGATAATTTTGAAAGAGTATCTAGAACTATAGAGGTATTATACACTGGAGCAAAAATACTAGGTACAAATACTATGCTTGAATGGAAAATGTCAGAACACATGACTAGACCATTTGCAGATACTACTAAGGTAGAGATGAACTACTCTATAACTGCTCCTAGAATGTATAAAGGTAAAATTGATTCAACAGTTAACAAGATCACTGGTTTTGCTGACATGATTCAATTAACTCATTTAAAAATACAGCAAGTAATGTCTAGAATGATTCCTGATGGAGTTTTTGTAGATGTAGATGGTTTTGCTGATGTTGATCTAGGTAATGGAACTAATTATAATCCAGCAGAAGCATTAAACATGTATTTCCAAACTGGTAGTATAGTTGGTAGATCATTAACACAAGAAGGAGGATTAAACGCAGCAAAAATACCTATTCAAGAACTAACAAGTTCTTCAGGTCAAGCTAAATTAGCATCTTTAATTCAGACATATCAGTACTATTTACAAATGATAAGAGATGTTACTGGTCTTAATGAAGCTAGAGATGGAAGTATGGTTGATAAAGACACTTTAGTAGGATTACAGAAGATGGCCGCTAACGCATCAAATACAGCAACTAAGCACATATTACAATCTAGTTTATATTTGACTCTTAAAACATGCGAGAATGTGTCGTTAAGGATAGCTGATTGTTTAGATTTTCCTTTAACAGCGAATGTATTAGAACAAAGTATAAGTACTTATAATACTGCTACATTAAGAGATATAAAAAATCTTAATCTTCATGACTTTGGTATATATCTAGAATTAGAACCAGATGAAGAAGAGAAAGCAATGTTAGAACAAAACATACAAATTGCTTTACAAAATCAAAGTATAGATTTAGATGATGCCATAGATATTAGACAGATTAAAAATCTAAAAATGGCAAATCAAGTTCTTAAGTTTAGAAAAACTAAGAAACAAAAAGCTATGCAAGCTATTCAGATGGCTAATATACAAGCACAAGCTCAAGCAAATCAACAAACAGCTCAACAAGCTGCTTTATACGAGGTTCAAAAACAACAAGCATTAACTCAAGAAACTGTTAATATAGAAAGAGCAAAATCTCAATTTGAAATGGAAAGAATTCAGATGGAGACTCAATTAAAACAACAGTTAATGGAACAAGAGTTTCAATATAACATGCAACTTGCTCAATTAAAGTCAAGTGTTGAAAGTCAAAAATTACAAACAGCAGAAGATAGAAAAGATGAAAGAACAAAGATTCAAGCATCTCAACAATCTGAATTAATAAATCAAAGAAAAAATAACTCACTTCCACAAGCTTTTGAATCTTCGCAATTTGATGGTTTAGGTGGTATGGGTTTATAAAATAAGTTAACTATTTAATTATATTATATTATGTCGGAAATTATAAAACAAGAAGGTGAATTTAAAATGCCTAAACCTAAAAAACCTAGAAATCTAGGTAAAGAAGATTCAGTTGTTAAAGTAGATTTATCTACTCCAACTACAGAACAAGATATTACCAAAGTAACAATACAAACAACTAATCCAGATCCAGATGCCATTCAAATCCAAAGCACAGATGAAAGCGTGTTACGCACAGAACAATCCGAAGTGGAATTGCGAGAAATGGAACAAGGAGACCAAGGGACCATTGAAAATGTTATTGAAGAAATCACCAACGAAGAAATAGTTGTTGATATTAAAGAAGAACTTAAAGAAAGTGTTCAAGAACAAATAAATACAGGAAAACAATTACCAGAAAACATCGAAAAACTAGTTGCCTTTATGGAGGAAACTGGTGGAACTGTTGAAGATTATGTTAGATTAAATACTGACTATTCAAGTGTAGGTGAAGACGTACTGTTAAGAGAATATTATAAATCAACAAAACCTCATCTAGATCAAGAAGAAATACAATTCCTAATGGAAGATACTTTTTTCTTTGATGAGGATTTAGAAGAAGAACGAGATATTCGT